GGTTTGCTGTACTGACTTAATATTTTCTTTACGACTACTTTGTACTATTTCGTTTTTTATTGTCTTATTTCGGCTCGTTTCACGTTTGTGACGTATTTTAGCATTAAGATAGGACGTTTTTTTGCCGTTATTGTCGATAATTACAATCGCTTTGCACGTATCAATAGGCTCAATATCGAAATCATCCTTAATAGTTTCAATATTATAAGCCGTATTTGTAATAATTTTAGTAGTATCGGAGATAGTTACCTCCGTTTTTGTCGTCGTTTCGGTATTGCTTTTGTTTACTTTACGAGTTCCGCAACCAACTAAAAGCAATAATACTAATAAATATTTGATTTTATTTTCCATTATAACTCAATTATCGGATTTTATTTTCCACTATTCTAAGGTTATTGACCTCATATTCGCCATTTTTTTCCACTTTAATATGAGCAAAGCCATTATTCCAACTATTAAAAGGCATATATTCCGGTTGCAATCCACATAAACAACCAACGCTCCAGGTCGTTGTCACGTTTCCACTTAAGGAAACCTCAGTATGTTCGGACGTTCTATGGTGGTGGCCAATAATTGAGCTTTCTTTGGCTTTCATATACAAGCCTCTGGCCGGATTAACCGGAGGCGCAAAACCGCTAAAAAATTCGTGTCCGTGAAGTAGTGGCAATTTACCGGCTTTGGCAATTTGTTTACTTTTTACCTCTTGGACGCCAGCCTCTCCAAATCTTAAAATTGTGGAAAGTTCAAAATCCGGTATACCTAAAAGCTCAGGCGCTTGTAATTTTAAAAAGTTTTGCCAACGATCCTCGTGGTTTCCTATTTTATAATAAATCGGAGCTTGAAAATGGTCTTGTAAATTCTTTAAAAAGTTTCGAGTCATCTCCAACTCGTCGGCCATATTACGAAGTCGCCTATCTTTAATAAATCGGCTCAACATATACATGTCGATAGTATCTCCGTTTAAATAAACGCAATCGATTTTCTCTGACTTACCATAATCGAGCGCTAATTTAAGAGCGTCGTTGTTTTGGTACGGAAAATGAATGTCCGATAAAAATAAAATGTTTTTGTTAGGGACTATAACTTCGCTTTGCTTTTCGTAGTCCGATTCTGGTAACTCAAAATTTTTTTCCATAAATTGTTTTCTTTCTTTTGCTGTTCTTACTGAGGTCGTTTGTTTAACGCTATTGTTTAATTCACCTCGATGCGCTCTTACAAGTCCTCGAGCTGCCTCTACACTATTAAAATCAATCGGATAATCTGCAACCAATACACGACTGATTGCGTTTGTGGATGCGTGAGGAAATTTAAGTAAATATTCTCTAACAATTTCCCCCTTATAAGTTACTTTCATATTTTTGGATATAAAATTCCGTTGTCAAATATAGTAATTTTTTTATCAATCAAATTTTTTAATTTTCTCCAATCATAACCAAAGGCTTTTTGAAAATGTGGAGCGTCTTTAAATTTTTTCCAATCGCCTCCCCACTCATAACCGGCAGCCTTAAAAAAAGAAACTACAAATTGCCAATTTTTATCATTTGCCCAGCTTGCACTTTCAAAAGTTCCGTCGTTGTTTTTATCATACAATAATACAATATCAAAAGCGAGTCCGTAATTATGTATACTTTGCCAGCTGTCAGCGTTTGTAACTTTTGGCGTTTGTAAAAATAATTTTCTTTGCTCCTCCGGACTTCTAAAAACATAAGCAAAACGAAGTCTCACATTTTTAGGAAGTTTTTTATTGCATTCTAAATACAAATTTAGCAATTCGTTTTTAATTTTAGGATGCGCCTTGCTTATTCTCTCAATCGTTATTTCGTCCTTCATTTTTATTTTTTTCCATTAAATACCAACGACGTAAAGTATAGCCTGAGGCTAATATAAATGCAAATACTTTCATTGCAACGTCAACCTCAGCAAAAGAGATAATAAAATAAGTTCCGGTCAATAGGGAAAGTTTTAAGTCTAAAAAATACTGTCTCATTTTCTCAATCTCTCTACAATATTAGTAATTCCCTCAATTCCAATATAAGCCGTTGCAATAACAACCCAATCGGATGAGGTTAATGTTTGGTTAAATAACCCAATACAAGCGATTACAAAAACCGATAATTTTCGAGAGATTAATTTATTTAAAATTACGTCAAATTGCTGTCTGCTCATTTTTAATATTTTGTATTTCGTTGTAAATTCGTAAAAGTTCCGCCTCTTTTTCTTTGAGTAATTCCTCAGGCGTTTTCTCGTCTTCTACTTCTATATATTGAACTTCAATAAGTCCATTTTCGTCGTATATTTCATTTTTTATTTGTGCCATAATTTAATATTATACTGATATTAATACTAAAGGAATATTTGAATTAAAGCCTGTCCCTCCCGTCCAAGTTGCCGGAGCTGAACCTATTGCCGCTGTAATTCTATAGTTTGTTATTGGTGCTAAAGCTGGGGTTTTTATTTTTATTTGTAATAGAGCAGTTAAACTAATAGTTTGAATACTTGCCATTGTTGAAGTTCCGCTATTATGAAAAGTAATCCAATATGTTGTACCAGCTGTAAATGAAAATGTATTTGTAGCTGTTTTAAATCCTGTACTTAATAGAGATAAAGTTGCACTTTCATAAAGTTTTGTATTTGGTAAGCCATTTAAATCGCTATAAATTAAAATTCTTCCTACCGCTCCAGCTTGACCAGTAGTGCAATAAATTGAAAATGATGTTGCTGTAAAAGTTTGAGCTGAGATGAAAGGAGAAGCGTATAAAGTATCAATTAAGTGAGCAAAATTTGCTTGACTTGCTGAATTTATAGCTAAATTAGTAGAGTCTCCAGCGCTTAATGGAATTAAATTATGAACTCCTGGCAATCCACCACCTCCACTTATTGTTAAATTTCCACTTCCTAAAACAGAATTTCCGTTTATTGTTTTTATATTTGTTCCGCTTACAAGCGTATCTTGTACAGCAATATTTCCACTACCTAATAAATTATTTGAGTTTATAGTTTTTATACTTGTTCCACTTACTAACGTAGGTTGCACAGCAATATTTCCACTACCTAATAAAGTAGTTGAGTTTATTGTTTTTATATTCGTGCCACTTACAAGCGTGTCTTGTTTTGAAGTAGCTAATCCACTATATAAACTATTTACGGCATTGTCTCCGGTATTTGTTCCGCTTTGGTTTTCTATTGTGGTTAAATTGGCATCCGTAACATAACGCTTATTTGTCGAGTCAGCGACGTCAGCCGTTGTCAAAGTAACGTCTGAGCTTAACGCTTTTGTGTTAATTGTGCGAGTGTTTGGAACTAAGCCACTCAAATCCTGGTCGCCGGTATTACTTCCGCTTAAAGTTGTAATCCCTAACTTTGATTTGATTGTCGCCGTCGTTTCGTCTCCGGTATTCGTTCCGCTTTGATTGCCAATAGTTGTCAAGTTAGCGTCAGTAACATATCGCTTATTGGTTGAGTCAGCAATATCGGCAGTCGTTAATTCTTGAATATCTAAGTCAGTTATAAAAGGATTAACTCCGTCAGCTCCGTCGTTTATTAAGTCACTTGTTTTTGTAACGGCTGCCGGAATAGTTGGTTTATTTAAAATTTGAGTAACGCCACTTGTAGCGTTCCAATCGCTATTGACTTGCGCTGCCGGAATAGTTGGTTTATTTAAAATTTGTGCGTCGCCTGACGTTGCATTCCAGTCAGCGTTGACGTTAACCTCTGCGCCGTCTTGGATGCCGTCAAGTTTTGTTTTTAAAGTATTCGTAAAATCGTTTGTACTTAAACCCTTTCCCGTTACTTTGTCAACTTTCAAAGCGTCTTGAGCGTCAACGTATGTAATTGTCGCTAGTCCACTAATTGACGGAATGGTTGGCTTATTTAATATCTGAGCGTCGCCACTTGTAGCGTTCCAATCGGCGTTAACATTTACCTCCGCTCCGTCTTGGATGCCGTCAAGTTTTGTCTTTAATGTATTTGTAAAGTCGTTAGTACTTAAACCCTTTCCGGCAATCTTATCGACTTTTAAAGCGTCTTGAGTGTCAACATAAGTAACCGTAGCCAATCCACTAATTGACGGAATAGTTGGTTTGTTTAATATCTGAGCTTTCCCACTTGTAGCGTTCCAATCTGAATTGACTTGCTCAGCTGGAATTGTCGGTTTGTTTAAAATTTCAGCAACTCCGCTTGTAGCGTTCCAATCTGAATTGACTTGACCGGCTGGAATATCTTGAGCCGTAATAAACGGATGCACTCCGTCCGCTCCGTCGTTAATTAATTCGCTTGTATTTGTGACTTGAGTCGGAATTGTAGGCTTATTTAAAATCTCAGCCACTCCACTCGTAGCGTTCCAATCTGAATTTACTTGAGCGTCAGGAATTGTAGGCTTATTTTTAATATAAGCGGGGTCTTGAGGTATTGTAACATCCCAATCGCTTTGAACTTGCTCTCCGATTACTTTATTAATATTAATAATATAGTCGTTTGGATTGCTTATAATTGTAATCTCCTCAACGGAAGCCTCAACAGTTATATCAATTGTCTCAACGATAGTCGATGAATTTACAACAATATCGTTGATAGTGTCTTGTACTATTATATCTATATTGTCGCTCATATTATCGAGTTATATCGTCAGTAATTGTAAATAATCCACTTATCCAAGTGTTAACCTCTCCGTCTTGGTTTGTGATTTGAATATCGTATTTATAATTGCAAGCCGGAATATTAATAATCTGCTCGTCGATTGCAAATTGTCCGTTCTCAGCATCAAAAATAGTCAACGCTGGCTCTAAAGCAATAACTCCTCCAGCCTCTTTACGTAATTGCATTTTTACCTCTCCGTCAGTTAAGTCGAAAGGTAACTCGTTAATGTTTATTTGAAACGTTACTCGTCTGAATGTATCCCCTCTTTTGGTTGTAAAGTTTAATGTTTGCGCCATTTGTCAAAAATTTTTTTAATTTCTTTATATTTTCCTCTGTTCTTTTGTCCGTCTTCCTCATATTAATATGGTTTGTCTAGCCACCATTTACCGCAAATTAAATTTGAGCGCATTGGATTAACTATATTGTTTGAATTACTAACGTACTCAGGTAAATGGAATTTATTTAACCAACGTAACATGCGATCCTGGTACATTTCCGACTTCAATCTCATATTATTAACTAAATAATCGACCTCAGTTTTGTCAACCGCAACCGAATTGTCAGGCTGAGCCTTAAAAATTCCGTTATTGTTTACTTTATAAGCTCCAATTAGTAGATATTCAACGGCTGCCGCTGCAATTAGAAACGGAACTATATATCCCTCGTATAGAGTTAAATATTCATTCTCTAAGTCGTCGTTCTCAAAGTCTAAGCAAATCTTATTGTAAAGAGTTTCCCCTAAAATTTCCTCAAGTCTTATTCTCTGAGCGTCTGCGATGCAAGGAATGTATAAATCAATATCAATATTGCCACCCAAAAGGGTGTTTTTAGTAAGTTCGTTTTCTTTTAGTAATATAGTTGTCGCCATTATTGTCTATAATTTGGTGTTAATGACCAAAAATTGTTACTCTCTGAGGCAATTTGTGCCACCTCAATCTCATTTTCTTGCCACCTTGCATGAGGTCGGTCTGCCGGATCTAAGTCTAAAATCATTTTTCTCGCCTCGTTTACGCTTATTCTCTCGTTATTTCTACGTAAATATATTTTTCTCATCCAAAAATGTTGACAATTTACGCCTCCTTTGTATAGCCAAACGCTGTAAGTGTCAGCTCCTCCAGCTCCTAAGCCTGGATTAACTACTTTTGTTCCGGCGATTGTGATGTCTTCTTTGCGATAGGTACGTCCAGCGCTTACCATTTTTTGACAAAAATCTCTCTCAGCTCCCAAACTCCCCTCGTAAGTATAACGAATTTTAAAAAGTTCGGTGTCTTGTTCGCTTGTAACGTTTGGAAAACTTGCAAATGACTTCGCTAAATTTAAAGTTATTTCGTTTATTTCTAAGTCTTTTGTTACCGGTATTGCGTCAACTTCAACCCACTCGTCTTCGTTTATTATTTCGCCCATTTCAATAAGAGCGTCGGCAACTTCGGAAAGTCCGTTGTCTTCTTTTGAACAGCAAACGTACTGACTTGCTAATTGTGTTGGCTCAATTGCTGGCGTTTCTACAATCGTTGTAGTTTCCGTAATTATTGGCTCTTCACTTCTTAGGCTTTCAAATTGTAAGTCAAGCGTTATTCCATTAACGGCAAAGACTTCCATTAATCCGTCTAAAATAATCTCTTGTTTTGGTTTGATTACGTTAATCATTAACTCAGCAAAACCTACTTTTATTTCCTCAGCGTTTGAGCTAAAACCATTCGCCTCTTTTATTCCAACTAACATTGGAGACGTTAATTTGTGAGACGTGCAAAGTTGTTGTCTCGCCTCAGCGCTTAAATAAGCGTATTGCTGGTGCGCATCCGATACTTCTAAGGCTGAAATCGTAATCTCGCTGTCTTTATTGTCATTCCAATTTAAAAAGAAAGCTCCGGCGTTTTGTGATCCGGTTAAGTGGTTACGAATTTGTCTTGTATTTTCTTGAATTGTCTCGGCACTTTCTTGAACTCCACAATTCATATTTATAATATGTCCGAACGACAAGCCTTTTTGAATGTGATTGATTGAATAATTACTTATTTCCTCCTCCATTTTAGCCCACGAAATCCCTGAGACATAACTCGGATTTGAATAATAAAATTGTCCGACTTGGTAATCTCTAAAAATGTAAATTTCAGAGCGTTCTCCTAAGCCGTCTCCAAAACCAAAAGCGTCAAAGCGTTCCGGCTTATATTTATTTACATTTGCAAAATCATAACAATAATAATAGCCAGTAATGTCTCCCTCTTCATTTGCAACCTCCGGAGCAATCCTTTGCTTTGCAATATGAAAACAGCGCTGTATTTTATTATTGATATATTTTACCTCAATTGATGCCTCTCCAAACATTTCAAAATCTTTGCATATTTTACGCAAATCTTTTTTTGAAACTAACGACAAAACAGCTGCCCACTCGGACGGCTTTTTTGCTTTCTCGTCTGACGTCAATCCCTTACCATAAATAAATTGGCTATAAGAGTCAATTATCGCTGAATTAGTTGGCGAGCCATTGTAAGCGTCAATAATAGTTTGATAAAAGCTATTTTTATCTCCATTTAAAACCCACTTTTTACCGCTTACCTCCTTAATCTCAGGACGAATGTAATTTGATAGGTTTATAATTTGTAATTTCTCCATAAATTTATACTTTTAGAACTCCTTTGTTAAGTTCAAAATTCTCAAGGTCGGTTTGAGCAGTTGCAAAAGCCTTGCCTCTATATATTAAAATGTCATTTTCATTGATTGTAATCTCGAAACTTTGTCCCTCTTTTAAAATTGGCTCTTCAAAATCTAATATTAACACATTATTTTGGTAAAATGTGCCTAAAATTTCAATCTCAATCGTTGTATCTCTTAGCTCATCCCTTAAATAAAACGTCAATTCGCCTCCGTTATAATTGCGAGGTATACATTTGAATTGATAAGGTGCTGTTAAATTAAATATCCACATATATATATAACTATAAAATAGTGTTTTGTAACAAAAAAAGCCACCGAAGTGACTTTTTTTTAACAAACTATGAAAGAAAATTAGGAAACAACCACGTTGCTAACTAAAGCCATTAAATCGGCTTTCGTTGCAGTGTCCAAAAATGGACTTAAATTGCTCTCTTCAGCAGCAATCGTCAAAGTGAATCCTGATAAATCAGCTCCAGCTCCTCCGGTTACTTTTGTGCAGTTTGACATCGTTCCGTTAGCTGCACCAACTAAAAGAATATTTCCGTTATAATCCTCTACGAAAACGTAAGGACGAGATGCGCAAATCAATTGAATTTGACCTTGTAAGTCAGCTGACAATTTTGGAAGTGTAACCGCTAAAGCTTGAGCGTTTAAAAATGTTCCGTTATCTTGTGAGCTTGTTCCAGTTTCAGTCAAAGTATTGGTTGTCGCTTTTACTTCGTATTTAAAAACTTCCGGCAAAGTTCCCAAGTCAGTAACTTGGTGACCAGAGATAACAAAACCATAATCGTCATAATTGGCGAAGTATAGATTTTTATAACCGCCACGTTGGTCTTTGCATCCAAGCAATTTTCCTTTGCTAATAAGACATGTTGACATATATTTTTTATTTTTTTATTAAAAACCGCCCAAGTTAATGAGCGGTATTTATGTTAATTAATTAGTCTAAAGATAACCAAACGATTTCCTCAGCGTTGTAGTAACCTACTCCAACAGCGTAAACTACTTTTCCTCTAACTTTACCAGTTAATAAACCGATTTCGTCTTCGTCAACAAGTGCAACTTGGTTGTAGTCAGCAGTTAATCCAGTAGCGAAAACTAAGTTTTTCTTTTCGTAGATTACAACTGAGTTTGAAGGCAATCCGTTTAATACTACTAAATTGTGACGTCCAAATGAAAGTGGGAAGTCAGAGTTTCCGTTTCCGTAAACAATCCCTTGAGTAGATAAGTAGAAAGCGTAAGCCTGAGCAACGTCCGGAGAAACCGCAACGATTAACTCTTTATTTCTTAATGCAACTGGTACAGTGTTTAAAGCTGGTTTCAAGTATTTAGTCAATACGTTAGCCTCAGTAACAGCAGCGTCAGCAGTTGGCTTGTTAACGTCAGCGTCAGCAGCAAACAAAGTTAAAAATCCGTCGAAGTTTGTTGAAGACGTCCAAATGTCTGACTCCAATTTTTCTCCAATAGCTCCTAATACTTCAGCTTGGATTGCGTCCATAATGTCGCTCGGTGCTGTTCCGTTAGCAGCTCCAGCTCCCATAATTCCGTCAGACCAAGTTTGTCTGAAATCTTCTTTACAAACATCAAAGTCATTTTTGAATTTGAAAGGCTCGATAGTATTTTCGTTTAATACGATAGTACCAGCTGGCGCAAAACCGCAAGTGTATGCAGTAGTTCCGTCAGTGTAAGCGATTTTTCTTAGTGACAATTTAAAGTTTACATTCTCAGCGATAGTAACCGCATTTTTTTCGATTGTGTCAATCGTTTTGAACGCTTGACCGATAATCATACCGGCAGCCGTTCCGTTGTAGTTTGATGATACAGTTGTAGTTGTAGCCATTTTTTAAAATTTAATTTTTTAAGTTATTTAATATTTTTTGTGATCTTGTTAATTTCACATTTTTGTTTGAAGTTTCAGCAACTTCCGGCTTTGCTTTTGTTGACGCTTTCACTTCAACTTGAGTAGTTTTAACCTCAGCAATTTGAGCGCTTAACTCAGTTTTGATTGCCTCGATTTGTTTTGAAACCTCAACGCTCATATTGGTAACGATAGCTTTTATCATTTCCTCAGTAGTCATTGCAACCTCAACCTCAACTTCAGCCTCAGGCGTTTCAACTTCCTCAGCCATTACTTCTTTAATTTCAGCAATAATACCCTCTTGAGTGATTACTAAAATTCGTCCGTCTTCAAGTTCGTGTTCTCCAACTGGAGCTGGAACTTTGTCTCCGTTTTCAGCTACAATCATAACTGATTGATCCGGCTCGAAAGCCTCAGCCTCTAAAACGGTTACACCGTCTTTTAGCATCATTGTCATTAATGAAACTTCAACAGTTTCAACAACTTCAACTTGCTCGGTCTCGTTCGATAATTTTACCGATGCGAAACCCTCTTTTATCGCATTAACGATAGTTTCTAAATTCATATTGATTTCTGATTTTAAATTTACTTTCTCCATATCAAAGACTCCGTCAATCGAAAATCCTTTGACTTTACCAGTCTTAACGTAATCGTTCCAAATCTCGTCGTTATTGACTTTCATTAAACCAAATAACGTACCTACCGGCTCACTAAATCCATACAATACGGATTTGTCGTGTACTTCATCCTCTTTTATCCAAGTCTCAACAAATGTCACGTTTGGAATTGCTTTTCCTGAGTGTTCTAGTGTTGAATTATTTTGATAACCTTGTTGGACGAAATTATGTTGAACTTGTTTAATCGTTTCTTTTGGGAACATTATATTATATTCGTGTCCGTCTTGATTACGATAAATTAATTGATCCGGAATTAATATTGGCCCAACTAAAATTCTTTGCTCCTCGTTAATCGTTGCAAGTTTAATTTCTCTTTGCTTAGAAAGTGAAACGAAATTGACTTCGATTGCTGGATCTGAAACTAACGAGATTGCATAAACTCCCTCGTTTTCCTGTTCGTTAAATAAAACTTTATAAGTCTCCATAATACTATAACTTTTTTTTATTGTTTTGTTATAAACTTTTTTTCATTTTTAAGGTTTCAACCTTAAATATTTACCCTCCTATCGTTGCATTCTTAATAATATTCCTATCGAGAGCCTGAGCTGTACTAACGTCTGACGCTACAACGTAACTTCTTATTGGCGTTTGAGATTGACTTCCTATTGATTGAGCGAGTTGGTTTGTCGAGCTTGAGCCAACCGTGTTAAAACTCGGAGCAGTCATTGAGTTACCTCCGCTCGGTGCTGTCCCTCCCGATCCACCACCTCCAGGCGTTTTAACGGCTAATATTTTTTGAACGTTTAACAATCCTCCGGCTATTGCAATACCAGCAGCGATTGTCGCTCTAATTGGTGCGTCAGGAGTTGGAATTGCTAACTGAGACTCATAAGCCTTATTCGCTGCGCTATATGTTGAAATTGTCGCACTTGCTACGGCAGCAGCCTTTCCAGCAGTTGTCGACTCTCCTAACATTCCGGCAATACTTCCTAATGCGCTCCCGTAAGAGTCTAAGGCATCCATTTTAGCCTTTGCCTCAGCTTGAGCGATTTTAACTTTTGCGTCAGCTGTTGCTTTCTCTTTGTCAAGTTGTTTTTGTTTTTGCTCTGCGTCCATATTTTCCATATCGGAAATATGTTGCATTTCAAGTTCAAATGTGCTTTTATTGGCTGCCTCTAAAATTGCTTTTTTCTCTTGAAATTCTCTCTCTAATTTTTGAGCTGGAGTCTCTTGACTTTTAGCCAAATCGTCCAAAATCTTTTGAGCGTCGTCTTGTCTTCTTTTTTCTGCGTCGGCTTGGCTTTTATTTAACTCTTGTATTTGTTTTTGAGTTTCCTCGTCAAACTTCTTTTTATCCTCAATCGCTTTTTTTCTTGCTCTTTCGGCATCGTCTTTTAGTTTTTGACTATGTTCTTTTGCTTTGTTTTCAACTTCTTTTTGATGATTAGTTTCGGCTTGTCGAATTTCAACTTGGTGTCTTAATTGAATATCCTTGCGCTCATCGTAAGCCTTTTTTAAATTCTCGCTTTGCTTATTAACTTGCTTAACCGACTCATTAACGACCTCCGTTTGTTTTTTAATTAAATCCTCGTCAGCTCCGGAGGCTTTTAAAGACATTAAATAGTTTTTATTTTTCTCGTAGGTGTTCATCGCTACGGCTTTCGCTGACTTCTCGTAAGCAATTTTTTCGTCAATCAATTTCAACTCCAACGCTCTAATAGCTGACGCACTTGCTCCGGACGCTTTCGCCATTGCAAGCTCGTGACTTTGCTTTCTTTGTAATTCAGCCGAGTTTTTGTCTAGTGTTTGAGATTGACTTTTTATAGCTTTCTCATTTTCTTTTACGGCTGCCGTATTTTGAGCCGTAGCTGCCGACGCTCCCTTAAAATAATTTACTAAAGCAACTCCAGCAGCGATCAAAGCAGCAATCACAATAACAAGCGCACCGATTGGATTGGCATTTAAAGCAGCGTTCCACAACCATTGACCGGCTGTAACTATTTTTTGAACTATTGTATAGGATTTTGCAACCGCTCCAAGTTGTTTGAATGCGTCAACGCTTTCTCCGAGTTGTTGTAAACCCTGAGACAAAGCCATTGCCGATTGAACTTTTAAAAGTGTTTGCTCAACCTCTTTTGATTGCGTTCCAAATAAAGCCATTCCACCCTGTAGCGCTGCAAATCCTCCAGCAACTCCAGCCAAAGACGAAGTCAACGCTTTAAATTTAGCGTCCGGATTAAACGCATCCGTTAAGGCTTTTGCGTCTCCGATTTGATCCTTTAATTGACCGGCTCTTTTAGCTGCCTCAATTGCCTCCTTTGAAGTAACTCCAAATTTTTCGGATAATGCAGCGACGTCAGCCTGAGCCTCTCTTAATTGTGAGCGTAAACTTCCAACCCTTTCGTCTGCGTTGCTTTCAATTTTTATATCAATTATTTTCTCAATCGCCATTTTAATAAGTCTTTAAATTGTTGTAAATAGTTTTTTTTAAGTTCGTATTTTCCCTTAGCGGTTGCGATTATTTCATTGTGTTCGTATTGCTCAGCGTGTTTGAGCATTTGCAAAATATTTGTTATCATAATTCATTTAAAAGCTCGATGTCGCTCTCTCCATTTGTTAAGTTAGTAGTTATTTTATTAATTCTAAAAATACGATCCACAATTTTAAACCTATCATTCAGCTTTAAATTCATAAAAATACTAATTGGCAAAATTGCTTTGATTTTTGTCAGTCTATTTTTAGGATTAAAAACTTGCATAATATAATCCTGATAATATTTAAAAAATAATGTATCGGTAAAATCGTTAGTAGCAGTCCATTCGTTAAGCTCGGCTTTGAAATTTATATTTGAGGTACTAACTAACGGATCAAGTTCCAACGAATTTGACGGCAAAATATAATCGTTTATTAATTCGTGAGTCGAGGTTGTTCTTTTAAATGAAAATCCGGTAGGATCGTTTTTTCCAATAGGATAAAATAAAAGAGGTTTGTTAAGTGACGACTCATAATTACCAGTTGCAGCGTTAAAATTGTCGTTTGCTGAATATCCCCACTGAATATCCGTTGCGGTATTGTCGACAATATCGTACAATCTCTCAAATTTCATGTGAGAAAACGGAAGAGTTACTTTATAAACGCCTCCCTCAATTTCCGGTAACTCGTTATAAATCTCTTTTGCCCAGTCGTAATTGAATTGCTGGCTATGTTTTAACGCTAAAAGTGTCTTTGTGTCTTCATATCCGAACTCAACTTGTTTAAATGGTAGAGCTACGTTTATACTTTTGCTATCTACTTTGATATATTTAGTAATATTGTGGACGTTTCCGGTACTATAAAAGTCGTTTAATGTTTTGACTACTATTATATTATTCTCAACATAAGCCGTCAAGTTGAACATTTTAAACAATCCAGTTAGGAAATCCAAAACTTTCATCTCAGGGATTTGCTGAGCAATATCAAAAATGAAATCATTTATAGTATTAAAAGCCGGTGCTGTATAAACGTCAAAAACTACACTACTCGGATTATCCGGATAATCAAAACGAGGTAAATTCAAATCGATTAAGTCCATTGTAATAATGACTTGAGATTGAATAAAAAATGTATAATTTGCAACGTCAATAATTCCCAAATCTAAATAAGCGTTTCCGTTTAAAGTATTACTTTGAAAATATAAAGCTCCGTTTCTAAATACGCTTATTCTATAATCGTCAGTCGAGGTTGTCGTAGTTTGAATATAAGAGTTCCCAGCTAAATAGTCTTGAGTTACGTGCAAAATTGTCGAGTTTTCAAAATAACTATCGACTCCAGTTCCCGTCCACGTATCGATTAACTCCGGAGGTAAAATATTTGAGTCAACCCCTTGAACGTTCCCTTTACTTCTATGCAACCACATAAATAATTGATAATAGTCAACGTTTGAACTATTAAAAAAATCATTACTAAAAGTTAATCCGTATTGAGTTTCAATTGCTCTGATTATTTTATCAATTCGAATTGCATATTTTAACTCGCTCCACAAAAGTCCGTGATTGTGACCTCCTCCGCTATGGTAGTGTAAATTTCTATCGTCATTTGAATGTCCGGTTGAACTATCATAATAATACCTATTTGTGTGCGTTATAAAAGGGACTAAAACGTCGGCACTTGTTGGATCGGTTTTAAAGTAAGTTAGTACATTGTCAGCGTTATAGATTTGATTATAAGCCGACAAAGGCAAAGCGTTCAATTTATCCTCTCCAATTAAGTCGTTGAGCTTTATTGTGTCTCCGTAGTAAGTAATTCTATAAGCGTAAGGCTGATTATTTTGTAAGTCAACGCCCTCAAGTTTGATTTTACCACTATTAAATCGGTTTGAGTCGATTTCAATATAGCCGTCAATTCTTACTCTCGCATCAAAGCCTCCGTCAATATCATAATTATAATAATGTTTGAATAAACGATTATTTTCTGAGGTTGCTGGAATTGAGAACGACTTAGAAAAATCGGTAAAAACTTTCGAAATATCTTGAACGTCTTGGATAACTTGAGTTATTGAAATCGTCTCATCGTTAAATAAATCCGTTCTTTGAAATTTACCGGTTGTATTGTCTTTTAAATATAATGCTAAAGTTAAATCCATTTAAATAGCGTCGTTAATTAAATTATAACTATATTCAAAATCAATCTCGTAGTTAATCAATCTATTTTTTAGCTTAGTTTTTAGCTCAGTACCTTGAGTTTTTACAATTACCGGCTTACGATCCAACAAAACGGTTTCGCTTAAAAGTAAATCGGTTATCAATTCGTTGTAATTTTCGTCAATCCAACCGGAATTTACTTTTATCGTTTGAGTTCCTACAAAATTAAAGGACTTGTTTTGACCTCTTAACGCTGTATAATTTACATTATCCGGACTCAATTTATAATCACTATTTTTGACGCTTAAATTATTGGTTTGAGCTTTGTAAAAAGTCAAAGTCTGCCAGCCTCCCTCTCTATTTATAAAGTCAATTAATACCGGAGTGTATTTTGGCTCGCAAATTGGATAGGTATAAAATGGATCAAAAACAATTGGAGGCGTTACATCGTCGCCAGGTGTGAATGTTATTGTAACGCTACAACCATTTACGTAAGCGCTATCGCTTTTAACTAACGAAATCGGAATGCGATATAAATAAACTCCGATTAAATTATCAAAATTTATTGCAGTTGAATAAGTGACTCCGTCAATACGATTATAAGTAATATTTAAATTGTCTAGTAAAGTTTTATATTCAACTAAAATATTTAAATATTGAATTGTATTTGTCGGATAGGTATTTTGTATTTGATAATTGTTTTTTATATTTGGATTAAATAATAAATCTACTCTACTATTAACAGCATATTGCAATCCGTCCATATATTGAGTGAAACCATTTACTCCAACGTATTCAGTCGTATCAATCAAAACATAAGTACCGGCATTATTCCAATATCTTTTTATTCTAAACAAAGCAAAATTTTCGTTATAATCTCCAAGTGGAACGTCAGTATATAAAGGCGCAATATTATCGATAAATTCCTTAACGAAATTTGAGACGTTATAATAATTTGATACGTTTGTCGGATCAGGCGACGGCTTGCTCAAGGTGTATCTCGGAGAGATTGGAGGGACTTCGCCTTGTCTCCAAATAAATAACTCTATTTTAGAGCCAATTTGCCCAGCCTCAGTGACTTCAATTACAAACGGACTTCTTACTTTAACTACTTTCATTTATTTAATATCTTTTAATGTAAATTCTAAAAACGATTCCAAATCTAAGCCGTATTTTTCAGCTATTTTATTGTCAAAATCTTTGTACTCATTGTCAAACGCATTCCTAAAAAATCTTGTCTCGTATGTTCCCGTCCTATTTATCGAGTTTGTTATCGAGGTAACCATTAATTTACGATTTGTAAATTGACCTCCAGCGCCTCGAACTCCTTGAATGCCTTTGCGAATAACCCACTTATCAATTGCACTCCTTGAGGCGTTTGCTTTGTACGGAGAATTTGGAGCTTTTGCACTTGACTCACTTCCTTTCGTTCCATAATCTAATTGCGCCCAATAATCCTCAGCATAAAAATCAAACTCGATTGAGTTTTTATTCTCTTTGGCTTTGTACTCTAAAGACTTCGACAATTGGCCGGATGCGTTATGCGTTCCGTAACGTCCTCCGGTTTTTAGATTTTGCCTCGCTCTCTCGACAACCGATTGACCGAACTCATTTAGCGCTTGCTGTACGTTTTTAATCTCCATTACAGCAAACTCCAAAATCGTTATTCGGTACGCTTATCTCAATATCACATTTCCAGCCGTCAAGCGCATTCGTAAACGCTAAAAGTATCGGCTGTAAACTCGGATCGTTTTGTAATTCAATATCAAACTCATTACGTTGCAATCTCATTTTCGTAATCATATAATTTAGGATTGCGTGGCAAGTGTTGAGGTTGTCAAGCTCGTTGTCGTTCCCTAAGAATTTATCTTTAACATTTATCTTTGACATATTACGAATATCAACAACAGCCACCTCGAAAGTAAAATTGACAACTCCATTATTAATTGAAGAGCTGAGTATATTAATATGAGCAAGCGGAAAAATATTTTTTTTAACATTGTCGATTATGTCTGTGCCGTGAGTAATTGTATTTAAAAGAGGTGCGCTCTCCAACGTACTTTTAATGTAATCTATTGCCTGATAAAATGCTCTCATTTTTTAAAGTGATTTTTAATTTGTTTTGCCTCCTCTTTGCTTTCGTCGATTAAGTAAGATAATAACGTGAGTGACTCGTGAAGAGGCTCTGCTCCAACTTCTCGAGGCTTAATTCCAAGCTCTCTTGAAAGTCTAACAAAAGATTGATACCAACCCCAGCGTTCGTTGAAACCTCCTCGAGAAATTTCCCCTCCCTCATCGCCTTGCTCTCCAAATGCGATAGGATATTGCTCAATAATTCCTTGCTTAAATTCCAAAAAAAAAGAATAGAGCCAGTAACAACGTCCATTCTTACGTCGTTAAATAACTCGGCTTTGCTCTCGTCTCCGTCGTAATCCTCAATTTGATAAAACGGCATCGCTGACTTTGTAATCGGACGATATAATACCGACATCAATAGAGCCAAATTATCCTGGTCTCCGAGTAAGGTGTCAATCGTTGCGTGTTCTCCGATAGTCATTTTGTCTAAGTTCGGAATAAATCCGTAATTAACTCCGTTCATTTTAAACGTCCTAACGAGCTGAGGTTTCTGATCCAATACCTTAGCCAATTGCTCAACGATTTCAGCGAAGTCGTTAACCGGTATTTTCATAACGTCGGCCACGCTTAAGTTACAAAATATCGCAACCATTTGAATGCAAACAAAAGTCTCATCGTCCTGGTTGTCTTTTACTACTTTTAAATATCTCAAATATTGAGACAATTTAATCTCCTTTAAATCCGTTGGAATTACTACTCTCATATATATATAACTAAAAAAAGTCGTTTTGTTTATTTTTTTTATGTAATTATTATTTTGCGCGTTGGCTTAAGTTCAAAAAATATTCTCATCATTAAAGCGTCAGAGTAATCCGGAGAGCGTCCGATTTTCTTTTTAATTTCGTCTTTATTTATTAAAGCTATTTTTGAGGCGTCTGTCTCCCTTGCGAGCCTAACCATTTCTAACTCTTCCGTTAATTGTTGAGATTGTTTTTCGTTGCAATTTATATAAATTTCATTTCTATTTATTGTCTCAGCTAATTTATAATAACATTGAGTTTTAATATTTTGAAAATTCTCTTCTTTATTGTTGTATTTTATTGGCTTAGCGTTATTGGTAAATCCTAAGCATTTTAAATAATCTTTTACTCCTCCTCCAACTCCGTCCTCATCGACAATAATATTATTTCTATTTACATTATATTTTTCAGCTAGTTTATTAATTGCGTCAACGCTTTCGTCAACTCTTGAGACTTGCATTTCAAAAACTTCAATAACTCTAAATCCGTCCCAACAAAAAATAACGGTCTTATCTCTACCAAGTCGAGCAATATCGGCGGTAATATATTTGACTCCGCTTTCAATATGTGTATTTGAAAATAATTTAACTATGCTTTCATTTGTCATTAGTTGTCCCTCATCTTCCGATTGCTCAGCCTCATAAAGTTCCTTAAAAATTTTCTCAGGTAAATCTCGTTTTGCTTGTAAAATTTCCTCCTCTTCAATTATTCCCTCTGCTACCGCATCCCAACAAGTTACTTTAAAATATTCATATTCTTTGTCTGTTTTGGCTTTCTCTTTTAATTTATGCACCCAGTTTGAAATTCCTCCAAAGTTACCAATTAATTTGCAAGGTGCATTTGTTGAGGTTAATGTTGAACGTAAAGCAAACCAAGCCTCCTCTCTTGCTCTTGGTGCTTCGTCAAATACACACGCATAAACATCCTCTCCATATAAATTATCTGGTTTTTCTGCTGACTTAAAATGTATTTCAGCTCCATTGGGACAATAAATAATAAGATTTGTCTCGTTAAATTTATACAATTTTGTAGCTGCTAAATATCTCCGAAGTCTATTAAATGCGATTTTAGATTGATTAAATACTGGAGCAACCCACCAATAATTGTGACCTTGTTGGTTTTGATTTTCGTGAGCTTTACCAAATAGCCAAATAATATGCGAAAACGTTTTACCTACTTTGGTCGATGCCTCAGTAATTGTAAAACGTGATTTCGAATTTAATATTTTCTTTTGGTAACTTGTTAAATTTGGAGGTATTATGTCCATTTAGTCATGTCGATAACAGGAATTGTCACTCCCTCAACGTCAATAGTTTGATCCGGTTTTCCAACTGTGTACTCTAAAAATAATTTTGCAGCGGAAACGTCTTGATCTCCAATAGCTTTGATTTTTAACATCGTCAAAACTTGGATGATATCTTCGTTGTTAAAAGACTCATTTATTATCTCTTTAAATTTATTTTTTCTTTTGTCGTCTGGACGAGTTGCCTTTGTGCTATGCCCTCCGTTGTTTTTTCTATTATCCATAATTAATACAAATTAACTATTAATTTTGTAAGCTCCTAAAATAACCTCGTTATTCGTCAAAAACCTCGATGCAAACAATTTAAATCCCTTGTGAGACTTCTTTTTTAATAAATCATATAAGTTACTCGGCATCCAAATTTCGTTCGCTGAGAGGTCTGCTGGTGCGTTTTCGATTATAGCGTCCAAAAATTCGTAAAATTCGGCTTGCTGTTGTTTTCTAGTTGTTTTCAAAACTGAATAATTTATATAAATCTTTGATTATAGCCTCGTGTACTTTTGAACAGCTTGAGCAATTTGAATTGTCAATCCCAAAATAATACGAATAAAGTCCGTTTAAAAATTCAGCATCCTCAAAATTTAACTCGGTACGTTTTCCGTCGATTACTCTTTGACCTTTTACGTCTAAAAATATTCTAAAATGTTCTTTGTCGATTGCTGTCATTTCCGATTTTACCTTTTTAAAGTTAAATAATCGGTTAAGTCCAAATCGTCTCTCCTCGCATCCTTGACAAGGCTCAATTCCTACGGCTGAGGTTACAGCTGCAACCACGTCTCCGAGTCCTTGAATTTCTTTTTTAGTTCTTTTTTTTGCCATTATATTAATTGCGTTAAAATATTAATATCTCTTGAAAATTCTATATCGTAATGGCTTGTCTCACTTGTATTATTACTTAAATAATAAACGTATGTATAAGGCCTTTGTAAAATACCTGTTATTTGTCGAGGTATTTGCTCTTTGTCAGTAATAAGAAATACAATATCTCCAATATTATATTTTTCAATCTTTTTTTCTCCCATTTAGTTTTAATTTTACCATTTTATTAATCCGGTGTATAGTTTGAATGTGTATGCCGGTTTGTCTTGAGAGTTCTCGTTGACCTATTAACGTCGATTGCTCAAACATCGTCCTTTCGTACCAAGTTAAGTCTTTTGATAGCTCTGAGTAATCAATTCCCTCGCAATATTCCTCGTCTTCGACTTCAAATTTACTAAAATCGTCGATTAAAATATCGTTATTTTTAAGAGAGTCATAAAATAATGACCTCAAAGTTACAAAAATATATCCGTCAGTGACCGGAATAGTCCTTTCTGACAATTTAATATACATATTTTGCACCAACTCATCCGCTAAGTCCTTGCTTTTGCAAATTTGAAAAGCCATTTTTCGCCACTGAGCGTCCTTTTTAGCGAGTTCGTGAATTATCAAAGCCTCATCGGATTAAAATACTCACTTAAAAAATGCAATACGTGAGTTTCGTTTTCAATATAATATGCCGTACCTCGAATAATTAACACAATTTCGTCCGGAGACTCCACCCAATATCCGTCAATACTATCGACGTTGACTCTAAAATCGACAAACGATCCATTGAGTCCGAGATTGTCGTCCTCTTGCTCCAACCACATTTGAGTCGATATTGTGTAAGGTTTTATCATATTACAAATATAGTAAATATATTAATATAACGGTAAAAAGTGATTTTGTAACAAATTTAGAACAATTTTGTTTGGTTTGTGTGGTTTTTAATACGTTCCATTGCCTTATCAAAATATTCCTTATCAAGCTCGCAAGCTGTTAAGTTAAAGCCATAATCATGACAAGCGATAGCGATTGAGCCTGAGCCTAAATGTGTATCGAGTATTTTATCGCCAGGCTTAGAATATTTATCAAGTAACCATTTATATAATACTATTGGTTTTTGAGTTGGATGAATTGTTTGTTTTCCACTAAATGGAATATTATATATAACAGGTTGATTGTATCCAATATTTTGCCCTCTTTTAAATCCGTCTTGTAATAATGGAACTATTTTTAAAGGTCTTTTAAATGAAGTCCAAGCCAATTCTCCGTCACTTCTAGTTTCTAAAACCTGTAATTTATTCCAAACAATCCAAGAATTTATTAATGGCAAGGGAAAATAATTTCCTCCCCAAATAATTTGATTTTTAGAAACTCTAAATAATTCATCAAAATATTCTTTTTTTGGAATTTCATTATCCCAATTTTTAGATTTTAAATCACTTCTTTTAATAATAGAATTTTTTCTTCCTTTCATTTTAGAACTTGAAATACTTTGTTTTCCTGCTCCAATACCATAAGGAGGATCGACAATTGCCAAATCAAAATAGTTATCAGGATAGCGAGCCATTAGCTCCATGTTATCCTCGTTGGTAATATTTAACATATTTGTTTACTTTTAAATTCAACATTCCAATCACTCCAAACATATACAATACATCCGTATTTTTTAAGCTCTGAGAGCCTCAATTCCTGTAAAGGTGACAATATACCATTTTCTCTTTTTACTTCGATAAATGTCGCCTTTCCGTCTTTGATAGCTAATAAGTCAGGAATGCCATTTGTTGAGGTCTTTATTAACTTCGTAACAAAATACCCTTGCGCCTGGAGTTTCTTTTTTATCTTAGTTTGAATTTGCTGCTCTGTCATTTGGTTTTAATCTACAAGGTATTCATTTGTACTTAAACATTGTTGACCCTCCAATAACTCTGCTCTGTCACTTGTAACATAAACCGAAGTATGTGGATGATGATTTTCAGCCAAATATTTCATTAATGGTCTAACTGCCTCTTCAAATTTTTCTTGTTGCTCTTCTAAATTTTGTGATGTTTGTTTCATAATCTTATTTGTTTTTAAATGTTTCGTTGTAGTATTGTTCTCCACAAGTTATAACATCTTCTTCCGCATATTTTTCTCTTTCTTCTAAAGACATTTTATTAACTTTATCTTCGTGTATGTGTTGCAAAAAAGCACAAGTATTTCCAGCATCAATAATCTGTTGCTTTTCCATTTCTAAAAGTTCTTCATCAATTCTTTTAATAATATTTTTTAATGTTAAACTAATAACTTCTTGACAAGCTTCTCTTATTTCTTGATTTTCAATTTCAAGTAAAGATTCTTCCGCTGATGTTTGAGTTAATATTAAATCTTCTCTTAAATCTTGCATTGCTGTTTGTTTCATAATCTTATTTGTTTTTAAATTGTTGATTTTAAGTGTAATAAACTTATTTTTGTATAATAAACTTATAAGGTTTATTATGGTTTTTTAAATTTTTCAAACCATTGGTCAATTTCACTACCATTTATTATAATATTATGTTTTTGAGCAAAATGTCCTAAACATTCATATAACTTTACTTGAACTTCTTCCTCACTATACCCTTGTTGTTGCTTTTCCATTTCTAAAAAAGGTTTAATAAATTCATCGTATGATACAGGTTTGTTCTTTCCTGTTTCTTCAAAGTTATACCAATCTTTTTGCCATTGTCTAAATGCAATTCCTAATTGCTCTACTGCTGTTTGTTTCATAATCTTATTTGTTTTTAAATTGTTCGTTGTAATATTGTTTTCCGAATTTTAATTCATCTTTTAATGTATCAATACTTCCATTTTGATAACCCTCAATAATCTGTTGCTTTTCCATTTCTTTGGCTTGGTCAAGAATAATTCTAATTGCCAATTGATGTCCGCTTGGAATTAATTGTTCTAATTGCTCTACTGCAAACTCTACTGCTGTTGGTTTCATAATCTTATTTGTTTTTTAAAAGTCAAGTTTTTTCCATCATTTACCTGACAAAATTATTACTTTGTCATTAAATAAATAAAAGCAACGGCTAACGTGATTACTGAAATCCACGCCATAATTTCAACGATTAAATCCTCTTTGTTGTTCATTTTTTTTTCTATAAATAATTAATAATTCCTCAATGGTTAAATTTTTCCCTTTGTAATCCCAAAGGTATATTGAATTAAAATCGCATTCCAAACGCAACCAAGTTACAAATTGAATAATCTCGATTAAATCGTCGTCCTTTGGAATATATTTTGTACCTTTCATAATTTTTCAATTTCTTTTTTTACGTCCTCAAAATATTCAATAGTATAACTTTGTACATAACCACCAAATTCAGAACTTGGCATACTATGATTAATTAGCTCATCAACTGCTATTAATGCACATCGTTTTGCGTGAACTACGTTTGTAAAATAACCGTCGTCGCATTCCTCAGTCCTAATTGCGTGACAATATTTATCGAATAACTCTTTTGCTTTGTCTTTTGCTGTCATAGGTTTTCAATTTCTTGTTTAACTTCTTGCCAATTTATATCCTGACCATAACATTCATATTTACTGCATCCATTTTTTTCTTTTAATACCTCATCAACTGCAATTAATGCGCATTTTTTTTGCTCGTGTATTGAGGGAATAAATATTTCATTTAAAAAAATGTATTTATTTACTAACTCTTTGGCTTTCTCTTTTGCTGTCATATCTTTTTTACAAAATTATCGTTATAGTCAAACTCCATTTCAAAAATCTCGGAGTTATCTAAATACTTAAATGTATAAATCCAATGAGAGCAAAAGGCTTTTTTTTCGTTGCTCCACTTCTCCGGCATCTCTAAATTTTTAGACGTTCCAATCATTCGGAACTCACGCCCCGCCGTTCCGACTTGAGGCAATAAGTGAATTGCGATTTTATTATTCTTTACAATTAGATAATCCATTATTTAGGATAATTTTTATCAATATTATTTTTTACACTATTCCAAAAAATAACAAAATTACTTATTTCAGCTCTTACTTTTGCATCCAACTCAATAGCATGAGTTGTATTTGTATAATCAATAGTATAAGCGCATTTTTTATTAGCGTCAAGTATTTCATCAATTAAATCAAATATAATTTTTTTACTTAATTCTTTATCTATAACAGCTACAATCCAGCCAATTTTTTCATCGTTATAGTCTTTATGTTTTAAATAAAATTTATTCCAAAGCTCCTCAGCTTTTTTTTCTACTGATATATCAAAATCACTTTTCATAACTTATAAATTTTTTATCGCCCAATTGGCGTAATCAATAATCTTTTTAAAATCCTCTTTGTCTTGATCTTTTTGTCTCCAATTGTATTTGTCAATATTAAATTTGCAAATCGCTAAGATTTCCTCCTTACTTAAGTTTGCCTCAGCTCGCTCAAAGGTATCGATACCGATTTGATATTGCTTAGGTTTATTCTTTTGAATTTGTGCAAAAGGATTTTCAACTGAGTCAAAAAAATTTTCTTTTGGTATGTGTTTCATAATATAAAAAATAAACCCTCCTCGATTGCTACCGCCAAGCGCAAAAGAAAAGGGAATTATTAAATACTTTACTTTGGCGGTTGTACAAATATATAAAACTTATTTTAATATATCCAAATTATTTTCAAAAGTTTTTTTATAAATTGATATTGTAAAATCTTTTTTATTTAATACGGATTGATAAACGACTCGCTCAATACTTTTTAAATCCTTAGTGTCTTTTGAAAATACCCAAAATAAAGTATTTTCTTTGCGATCCATTGTAGTCATACGATCACGAAATTGAAAGTAAGTAGTTGCAGAAAAATCAATATTTATAGCAACTATATAATCCGCCATTTTTAAACTCACTCCCTCACGTCCGGATAAAAATTGTAATGCAATCCATTTGTCGGAATTATTAAAATCGTCTAAGTCAGTCGTTAATTTATCCTTAAAAACATCTTTTAACATATTTAATTCCTCCTTAAATTTATAAAAAATTGCAATTTTATGATCGCTAAATTTTTCTTTAATAAAAAGAGCTTTTGAATTATCAATTATTTTACTAGATCCGTCTTCAAATTTGCAAGTTCCTGAGGCAATTTGCAAATGTTTTTGCTGCAATTTCACTCCGGTATCTCCGAGAATAACCTGGCCGTCGGTATTCTTAACAACTAAATTCTTTTTGAGCTTGTTAATTATCAAATTTGTGATAGGTTGCATCTCACATTCTAAAATCATTTCGTTAACTGAGGTCGTGAAACCGGCTTGAGCTTGTGTAAAAGTTATAATATAGTGCTGTGTAATTCTACGTATTAACTGCTCTTTGGCCTGGCTGTAGTCTTTTATAACGGCGTAGCCTAAGCGTTTCTCTTTTACGTCCACATAATCAATCGCCCACTTGTAAAAGTTCGTATATTGTTTAAAAGGAGAGTAATCGGAAACCCAAAATTGATTAAACCATTGCGAGTGACTCTCCGGCGTTGGCGTTCCGGATAAAAATATCATAGGCAATTTTGAATAACGCTTTTTAAATAGCTGAGCGACTTTATTCGGCTTTGGATATGCTCCAAATCTGTGATGCTCGTCATGTATAATCAAATCAAAGTTTCCCTCAATTAAATGTAAGCTCTCATCGTTTATAATAGTAATGTCAAAGTCAAAATTAAAGTTATCGTAATCCCATTGAATTGACGAGATTGCTTTTTTCTTAGTTAGGAATAAAACTTTTTTTGCTCCGAATATCTTTGCCGTATTTAAAGCTGTCAAAGTTTTACCACAACGTACCTCCATAGCTAAATAAACAATATTTTTATGTTCTAAAACCTCAGCCGCCTGAGCTGAGATTTTAATTTGATAGTCTCTGAGTTTCATAATTAGCTTAAATCTATAAATTCTCCATTAGGTTGAACATACATTCCACCATATAAATAAATTCCTTGCTCTTCTTTATCATAACAATCTCTATCAAAATTTTTATATATATCTAAAAACAAATGATGACAATCTTTTTTATAAAATTTTTCTCCTCTAAACCAAATAGGAAACCATTTATTTATTTTTGATATTTCCTCAATATAATAACTATATCTACTTTGTAAAGTAAAATATTTTTCGTGTTCAATTTTATGACAATTTCTGCATAAAGTAATTAAATGATTATTTGAATATTCCCAAGCATATTTATTTTTAAAATATCTAATATGATGTACTTCTAAATTATTATAATCATCTCCACAATTAAAGCACTCGTAAAAATCTCTTTTTAATATTTCATCTCTTTTTTTAAACCAGCGAGGATCATTTAATTGATCTTCATAATTAATAAATATTTTATAATCATAATATTCATTAAATTTTTTAAAATTTCCCATAATTAAAAAGCGATATCGTCTTCCTCGACTAATTCAACATTATTTGTTTTGATTGTAAACCAACGCATCCCGTTAGTATTTCCGTCGATATATTTTGCACCTATAAAATTGCAATACTTTTGTACCCAAATATTAAACTTTTTATTTGTCAACCATTTTTTATAATCCTGGTATTCGGTTGTAAAATTATTAAAGTAAAAAGATTTTTCGAGTCTTTGATTGTGTGGCACGTTTTCAATATCCTTAACCCACTCCAAAAACTCCATAGAAGTCTCAGCGATAAATTTACGCATTTTAATATTTTTGGCGTTCTGAGGTACTAAGCCCAATTTCAAATAAGATTGCAAACAATAAACCATATAATTATCAAAGCGCTTATAATCGTCCTCATCCCAGTCGTCAAATAGTTGGCGATTAAATTCGTCGTAAGGTGTCAAAGCCTTTCCGTAAAATTGTGCAAACTCAATTTCAAACCTACGACGATCGTGACTATTGCCCTCTCCTTTGATTGCGTAATTTGTAGAGATAACCATTTTAGGACTCTCCTCAACTTTTAACTTAATAGCGTCTTTGTTTTTACGCTCGAGAGTCATTCCCTCCGTAACCAAACTAAATTTGCTCTCAAAGTCAAAATTCTTTTTGACGTCGTCAAACACTAAAACTTGAGTCTCTGGAGATACGGTTTGGTATGGAAACGATTTTTTATCGTCAAATGACTTTCCGTCTAATATTGATATTTTTCTAATTTGTTTTAAACCTTGAACGAATAATCCTTTCCCAGTTCCACCCTCCGGATTTTCGCTTATAACCTCATCATTTAAGATTATAGCCTTATTATTCATTTTGTTTTTATAAGTGCTTAAAAGATAGCCAACGACGCACTCGATAGCAATTGGCTCGTTGTTACTAATATTATTTATAAAAGTCTTATATTCATTTTCTAAGTCTTCAGATTGAATAAAATCTCTCTGAATAATTTGAGACTTCCAAACGTAGCCGTCAACGTCGATATAGTCAACCAATTTAACAGCGTCTTTTGTGACTTCTAAAATACCATTCTCAAAGGCAATATAAGATTTTGTTTTGGTGTCTTTTAGCATCATTAAATCGACGCTATCAATCATTGACAAATAATTCTCTGAGAATATATTTTGATAACTTGCGCAATAATTCCAAACGTCAATCTCTCCTCGATCCATTAAATAATTAAGTACAAAATCTTTTATTTTCTCGGCTGAGGTTTCGACTACTTTATTAGAGCTTATATAAATCCACGTTGCCTTTTGTGCCTCAGATTGAAAGTATTTTTTAAATCCATTACGCTCTAAAAATAATCGATACTTTAAATTATCAATTCTCAGTTTATTTTTTTCGCCATATTGCCAAAAGTCTTCGTGTTCGGATGCTTCCTTTATTTCGTTGAATGTATCCTCCGTAATACCGTATTTCTCAATAACTTCCTTTTTACCTTTCTTTAAATCTACTTTTATAGAGTCTATTTTATTATAATTCTCAAAGTATTTTATATCAAAGTTACGTTTTTTATAAGCGGATTTTATTGTGGTTTTAGCCTCTGTCTCTGAGAAATCTCCTATCACTACATTATTAAGAATGTAACCCTCTGCATTGGCTTGAGAGATACCATATTCGCAAAACGCTCCGGCCAAATCAAAAATAAAAGCGTTACGCTCTCCCTCTCTAAAATCTTTTTGCCAATTCCACTCCATTATCTTAGCAATAATTTTATCCTGGTCGGTAACCGGTAAAAGTGGAACTCTCTCCGATACATTAAATCCCTCTTCTTTTAGTATTGGATTGAAAATTTCAGCCTCCGGATTAAAATAAATATTCGGATCGTAGGACTCAAAACAAACTCGGTCAACATTTGAGTTGCTTATATCAAAATAATCGAAATTAAATTGTTTTTGAAACTCTTTAAATACTTTCGGATGAGTTTCTTTTGTGAGTTCATTTGATACTTTTATAACTCCTTTAATTCCAATTCCTGAGGGAGATATAAAAAGTAAACAAAAATGTTTATTTTGTTTTAATACTTCCAATTGAGCGAGCATCGTTTCAACGTCAGGATATTTGTCAAAATCGACAACCATTAATCCGGAATGTTGTTGAAGTGAGTTTGAGTTTCGTTCGTTAAAAATACCGGCAAAAATAATACAAGGAAGTTTTGTCTTATTTTCTTTTGCTCCGTTTCGGACTAATTCGACAATCTCTTTTGAAGTTCCTTTTTTTATCCTATTGACTATTTTTTCAATTGGAACGTGAAAAGGTACGTCGGTTGACTTATACAAGTCTTTAAATACTGATACTATCATAGTGTAAAAAAATAGTCCCCAATACCAGCAGTGGTAGTTGCGTGGTATTAGGGACTTTGTAAAAAGTTAAATTATGGCTACCACTCCAAATGTTTTTCAAAGATAATAATAAATTTTATATAAACTAATTTTTTTTATTTTTTTTTAATAGTACACATACAACACATTTTTTTGGAAAATGTACCCCCCCCTTTACATTTCAAAATTTTATTTTCTAAGGGGGTATAGGGAAACGCTTAAAATGTGTACTATTAAGCAAAAAAAGGAGGACTTAAGTCCTCCGATTTCCATTATTAACCAAACTAATTATTAAAAATCTAAATCGTCCTCGTCGATAACCTCATCGCTTTCAATTGGTGCAATTGTATCGATAGGCTCGGCTTTCGCTAAATACGTTTTTAAATAAGCCTCCAATACATTGTAAGCCTCGTCAGCTAAGTCAGCCTCTGAGTCGCTTAATGACTTCTCAAACGCAAATCCTGGCGTTGTATATTTAACAGCTCCCTTTTTGCCGTCGATTGCTTTGTCAACTACAACCCACTCGTCAGTTAACCTGGATCGAGTCTTTGCTGTAAAATCTCCGTAACTTTGGCACGCTGCTCCCTTAAGTTGTAAATTAGCAATTGATCCGTCTTCGAGCATACAATATACGCTCTTAACGTAATGACCTCCGGCAGCCTTAATTTTCTCTTTAATGTCTTTGTAAAGTCCTTTTGCGATTTCGTTTCCTTTGAATGGTTTGACAACCATTTCGTCACGTGAGATAAATTTAACCTCGTTGGAATTGATTTGACTTGAGCTTGCATCGTTCCAACCTTTTACGGTGTGTAATTCGTCAAGTACTAAGAATTTAAAAGGCAAAGGGATTGCGACGTTTTCTTTGGTTTCTTTGTCGTAATAGCTGAAACCTTTGTCGTTTGATTTCCACTCAATAAATTTAGTTGAGGGATTTGTTTGTGGTTGTGCAAACGCTTGTCTGCGATTTGAAATTGTACTCATAATTTTATTTATTTATGGAGTGAAATTAATAGATGCCCACCCCTTGCATCGGTATTATGATATTGCTAAATTATATAATTCTTTTTAATTAACAAAATTTTTCGGTATAAATTATTAACTCTCTCGGAATTTACGCCTCGTTTATAATAAAAATTCAATACTCTTTTAATCCTTGTTAGTTCGCTTTGCTTACTCATAAACTTCCTCCAAATCTAAATAACGATAAGTATTTGTAAATTTACCCCAGTCAACGACAACCGGAAGTCCCGGAGAGCGTTTTGGGTTTTTATATTCATTTCCTACCTCGACAATCACTCCGACTTTGTCAGTTGGATTGTGTTTATCGATTTCCATTGCAAAAACGCTTGTCTCTTTTAGTTTTACTTTTTGACCTACTTTCATTTTTTAATTATTTAATTATTTTTTTTTCTATTGTTATTGGAGAAGTATCTTTGCCTATCATTTGATCTTTTATTCCTTGTAATGTAATTTCTAAAATTCCAATTAATTCTATTGGACTAAAACCGTCATTTGTTCTTGACATTGTTAAACTTTCTTCATTCCAAGTTATTTCATATTTTTTCATAATATTTAAAATTTTAGTGATATTGAATTTTTGCGAGGAGTCGTTCCTACTTTTGGAACGTCGTTTCCGTATGCGTCGATTATTGGTTGCTTTTGTGCGAGTTTTAATAACTCAACCCTTGCGTCCAGGTCGGCTTTTAATTGGCAATAAATTTCGTCTTCAGCGTAGTTAATAGTTTCGCCTCCATTTGTCGGAACGAACTCGACGCCGTAGTACTTTAATTTTTCAAATGGTAAGTATTTTCTCATTTCTGAGTCGGCTGAATTGATTACTTCTTTTAATCGGCAAATATTCGCCATAAATTGATGTTTGTCAACCTCTCCGCTTTCGATTACATTGTCAACCATTCTTTTACCAGTTAGGATTGCATCCTTTTTTGTAAAAGTTGGCTCGTACATTGTAACAAATTGCTCTGAATTTTCTAAAAATAATTTTGAATTTGCTCCCATTAGATTTTATTTATTATTTGTTCTATTTCGTTTAATTTTTTTAAAATTTGCTCAGCTGTTTTTATATTCCAATTGCATTTATTTAAAAATCCTTTTAATGCGCTTTTTAAATTTGGATAATAATAATTTTCAGTAAATTCTTTTATTTCTCCAGTACCTTTTATTTTTAATTTATCCTCTTTTTTAAAAATTTCTTTATTTTCATAAAATTGTAAAATAGTATTTTCTGAGTCATAAATTATTCTATAATTTTTATTTAACTCCATTACGATTTTATTTTTTGATAAGCGTTACACATTTTTTCGTTGTTTGAGTAGTGTATCGATTGGATTGTTTTTCGCATCCATTTATCGAATTTTTTAATTTGTTTTAGTTTCTGATCCATTTTTCTAAGATTTTTTCTATTGTTTGTTTGATTTCGTTTTCTGCCTCTATTGGGATTAACCTTTTAATTATTTTGGTTTGAGTTCCCTCTTTAAATTTTGACTTTCGTCCGGCGTTTCTTTTATTCATTATTCTTTAAATAAACTAAGTAAATTGTTTAAGGTAGTTTCAGTATCTAAAAACGTACAAATTGAGCTTGCCTCGTCAATAGTCAATCCGAAGACGCTTTGATTATTTTCTAAGCTCTTAATAATTTTTTGAGCTGAGGTTGGATAATATTTTTTTACAATTTCCAATTTTTCTAAATATTCCGGTTTTAATCTTTGTAATAAATTCATAATGAATAATAATAAGTTAATAATCTATTTCCTATTTGTAGCATTATTTTGGCTCTTTGTAAGTTGTAATTTAAATGTAAACCTAAATTTACTAATTCAATATGAGACTCAAATTTTTGCTGAGCGTTGTCAATCATTTTTAAGATTGCAATTTGTTTGCGGTGTTTGTGGATTAGTTTTTTAGTTTCCATAACGTAAAATTATTTGAATTAAAAAATAACTCGCTGCGATTATACAAAATGTATAATAAAATTTTTTTGATTTCATAATTTTGTTTTTAAAATTTTAAATATAAATCGTGATAAAATTTAACTTTATAATTATAATTATTAAATTTTGAATAATCCATTGGTAAACTTTCTATTGATATAATTATTACTTTTTCAAAAGATTCTTTTATATTATCTAAAAATTCATTTATTTCTAAATTTGAATTTTCAGTTATTTCTGTTGTAGCTGTTATTTTATATGATTGCATTTTTTTTTGTTTAGGTATTTGTTTTGGTATTTTATGGAGAGGTATTTCTCTACCTCCCCATTTTTTAGGAAAAAAACACATTAGTTATCACAGTTATTAATTAACCAATTTTCAAAATCTTTTTTCATTTGTTCAAAATCAAAATCTAAAGATAAAATTTGTTTTTCTCTTGGTAAGTAAAAATCATTGCAATCATCTGACATTAATAATTCGTTTGCAAAATCTTTTTTAGTTATTGTATTTAAATCAATCATAATTTCTTTTTTTTATTTGTTGTTATCTGAGTACAAAGATACAATCATTTTTTAATTAAAAGGACTTAAATTAAACTTTAACAAAATTTTAACATATTAAAATTATATGCAATCGGGTATAATTATCCGTATTTATTCGAAATTATACGTAAAAGGATATAAAAAAACCACTTAAAAAAGTGGCTTTGATTGGCTTAAGGCTGTGACGTCTCCAGTTAAGCGAATAGATTTAATCTCTTATTTAGATAATATAGTAATATTGCCAATAATAGCAACCATAACCACCAAAATTCAGTAATTATTGAGATTTTTCTTTGTACTTCTTTGACGCTTGTTTTGGTTTGCTGTACTGACTTAATATTTTCTTTACGACTACTTTGTACTATTTCGTTTTTTATTGTCTTATTTCGGCTCGTTTCACGTTTGTGACGTATTTTAGCATTAAGATAGGACGTTTTTTTGCCTTTGTTATCGATAATTAC